CATACGTTCCACTACAGATGGTTCGTGCAGTTGGAGAGAACACCTTCCAACCAAAAATTGGATTTAAGACTCGCTACGGCGTTGTTGCAAACCCATTTGCTGAAGGTGGTACTGCTGGTTACGGCCGTATTAAGGCGAACTCTAACACATACTACAGACGTGTTAAGGTTACAAACCTCATGTAAGACAGAAGGAAATAATTCCTTTATTCGAGAGACTCCTTCGGGGGTCTCTTTTTTTATCTAAATAACTAAATGGAGACCTGTTGAACTAATGGCAAAACTCTGGGCAAATCAAATATCTAATAGAAATTTCTTATCTCCTGTTGGATTTAAGTTTGCTATATCAAAAATACCAAAGGCAGATTTCTTTGCCAATCAAGCAAATATTCCTGGCATTGATTTAGGATTTGCAGTACAACCAACTTACTTAAAAGATCTTCCAGTTCCTGGTGATAAATTAACTTATAGTGATTTCAATTTAAGATTTCTTATTGACGAAAATATGGAAAATTATCTTGAAGTTCATAAGTGGTTAAGGGGATTAGGATATCCTGCTGATGTTAATGAATTTGCTACATTAAAAACTGATGATAGATATTTCCCAAGTCCCAATTCAAAGAGTCCATATAATGAATATTCTGATGGATGTTTGTACATATATAATAGTTCGTTTAATGTAAATATGAAGATACATTTTAAAGATGTATTTCCTGTCAGTTTATCTCCTGTAGAGTTTGATGCAACAATGACAGATATAGATTATGTTACGGCCGAGGTCGTCTTTAAGTATTCTATATATGATATAGAAGTGGTTACTTAATTTATGAATCTTGATGAAATTCAGTCGTTATGGAGTGAGGATTCAAAGTTAGACCCAGACAATTTACATACTGAGTCTACCAATATTCCAGCACTACATGCAAAATATTATAGGATCTTAAATCGAATACTTCTCCTAAAGAAAGCAGAGGAGAATAAATTCAAAGTACTTAAGAAAGAGAAATGGCAATACTATACTGGTAAAGCAGATCCTCAAGTCTACATTGATAAACCTTTTGATCATAAGGTTTTGAGAGCAGATGTAGATAAGTATATGGATTCGGATGAGGATTTAATAAAACAGTTATCTAAAATTGATTACTACCAAGTAATGATAAGTTATTTGGATAGCATTCTGAAAAATATAAACAATCGTACATTCCAAGTTAAGAATGCGATTGAGTGGCAGAAGTTTATTAGAGGATACAGTGACTGACATTACTATACGAAAAAAGAATGAAGTATATGTGACTGTAAAAACAGAACCACATATAAGTCAGGAATTATCAGACTTATTTACGTTTGATGTTCCTGGTGCTAAGTTCATGCCACAGTATCGTAGTAAGTACTGGGATGGTAAGATTCGTTTGTTCTCTCCTGCCACTGGAGAAGTGTATGTTGGGTTGGTAGATAAGATTGTTAATTGGGCAAGAAAGTCAGAGTATAGTTTAGAATTTGAAGATAATAAACATTATGGTACACCATTTGAAGAAAATGCAATAATAAGTCGTGAAGGAGTCAAAGAATATATGACTCGTATATCAAAACATAAACCAAGAAAATATCAAGTAGATGCTGTATATGATGCACTAAAATATAATCGTAAACTTCTTGTATCACCTACTGCATCAGGTAAGTCATTAATGATATATGCTGTAGTAAGATATTTTGTAGAGACTAAAAAGAAAGTATTACTAGTTGTTCCTACTACATCACTAGTAGAACAAATGTTCAAAGACTTTGAAGACTATGGTTGGAATGCCGAAGATTATTGTCATAGAATATATTCAGGAAAGGAAAAAACAAATGAATATCCAGTTACTATTACTACTTGGCAATCTATCTACAAATTAAAAAGACCATTCTTTAAAGACTTTGATGTTGCGATTGGAGATGAGGCACATTTATTCAAGTCAAAATCTCTTGTAAGCATCATGACAAAGATGGATGGTGCAAAGTATAGATATGGGTTTACTGGTACTTTAGACGGTTCACAGACTCACAAGTGGGTCTTAGAAGGATTATTTGGGCCATCATACAAGGTAACTCAAACAAAAGAACTGATTGACAAGGGGCATCTTTCTAAATTACAAATTCGTGTTCTTCTTATGAAGCACGACGCACAGAAATTTGAGACCTATGAGGATGAGTTACAATACATTATAGGACATCCAAAAAGGAATAACTTTATTAAAAATCTAGTATTAGATTTGAAAGGTAACAGTCTTGTTCTATTCAGTCGGGTTGCCACACATGGTGAAATATTATACGAATCTATAAATAGTTCGGTAAAAGGTTCTCGAAAGGTATTCTATGTCCACGGTGGTGTAGAGGCTGAAGAAAGAGAACGAATTAGAGAGATTACTGAAAATGAAAAAGATGCAATTATTGTTGCCAGTTATGGCACTTTTAGTACTGGGATCAACATTAAGCGGTTGCACAACGTCATCTTCGCCAGTCCCTCCAAGTCCAGAGTTAGAAATCTCCAATCCATTGGAAGGGTTCTCAGAAAAGGTGACGGCAAATTAAAAGCAGTTCTGTACGATATTGCTGATGACATTAGTTATCAGCAAAGAAAAAATTACACACTAAATCATCTTATTGAGAGAATTAAAATTTACAACGAAGAAAAATTTAACTATGAAATAATACAAGTTAGTTTAAAGGAAAATGGATAAAGAAGAATTTCACGCAGTATTAAAATTAGTTTCAGGGGAAGAAATATTCGCTAAAGTTTGCCCCTGTGAAGAAGAAGATAAAACTCTCCTTATATTAGAGTCTCCAGTTATATTTGAAATGGTTAGTATACGTCAAGCAGGAATACAAGCACTTAAAATTCACCCTTGGCTTAAGATGAGCGATGACCCCGTTTTAGTTATGAACATGCAAAATGTAATGACAATGACTGAAATAAATGATAAACAAATGATAACATGTTATAATAAATTTTTAAGAGATAAAAATAGAGTTTCTAATGAAACAGATTTAAATCCAAATATGGGTTTCTTATCTTCTATATCTGATGCTAGAATATTTCTAGAAAAGCTCTATAAATCTAATGATAATAAATCTAGCTAATATATCCCTTGAACCCTGACAGAGTTATTCTACTGATATTTTATTACCTTGTCAAGAGCTTATAATTATGTTATAATAAAACCACTATCCATTAAGGGAAGAGTATGCAATGCCAAGAGGAAAACGTAAATCAGAACATTATGTAAATAACAAAGAGTTTCTTGAAGCAATTGTTATATACAGAAATAAGTGTATAGCAGCAGAAGAAGCAGGTGAACCAAGACCTCGTATCACGAATTATCTTGGAGAGTGCTTTCTTAAGATAGCAACTCATCTATCTTATAAACCAAACTTTGTTAATTATATGTTCCGTGAGGACATGATTTGTGATGGTATTGAGAACTGTGTTCAGTATATAAAGAATTTTAATCCAGAAAAGTCTTCCAATCCTTTTGCGTATTTTACTCAAATAATACATTATGCCTTTCTTCGTAGAATTCAAAAAGAGAAAAGGCAGATGGATATAAGAGCAAAAATTATTGAAAGATCTGGTTTTGATGAAGTTATGAGTGCTGATGGAGATTATAGTGCTTCTGACTATAACACTATCAAGGAAAATATACAATCGAAACTTTATTCATGAAACTAACTCAAGAAGTTATTGACAAAATCCAAGAAGCAATGTATCATACCAAACTAAATGGTGAGGTTAATTGGCAAGATGGTGATGAAATTGATGTTTGTCTCGCTGGTTCATATGCAGGTGATAAATTCATCAGCATTATAAACAGGACACGAAGCAACACCACTAAAAAATGAAAATTGCTTTAATAACTGACACCCACTATGGGGCCCGTAAAGGGAGTAAAGTTTTTCATGATTACTTTCAGAAGTTTTATGATGATATATTCTTTCCCACATTAAAGGAGAGAAAAATTAAGAATGTAATCCATCTTGGAGACTCATTTGATAATCGTAAGAGTATTGATTTTTGGGCATTAGATTGGGCAAAGGAGCACGTATATGATAAGTTTAAAAAGTTAAAGACAAAGGTTTATACTATAGTAGGTAATCATGATGTTTATTATAAGAATACGAATGAAGTAAATGCAGTAGATTCTTTATTGGCATCTTATAATAATATAATCAGGTATTCTGGCCCTACTGAAATTGATATAGAAGGATTTAAAACATTACTTCTTCCTTGGATATGTCAGGATAATTATGAGGAAACTGTAGAAGCAATTAAAAAATCTAAATGTAGATCAGTATTTGGTCATCTAGAATTGAATGGTTTTGCATTATTTCCTGGTCAAGTAATGACTCATGCTGTTAGTGGATTAGATGTATCTGATTTTAAAAAATTTGACGTAGTATTTTCTGGTCATTATCATACAAGATCAAATGATGGGAAAGTATTCTACTTAGGAAATCCTTATCAAATGTATTGGAATGATGCAGGAGATGCTAGAGGATTTCATATATTTGATACAGAAACTTATAATTTAGAGTTTATACGAAATCCATATGCTATCTTTGAAAGATTGTATTATGAGGATACAAATTATAAAATGTTTGATGCTAGGCATTTGAAGGATAAAATTGTAAAGGTTATTGTTCGTAAAAAATCTAGTCAGTTGGATTTTGATAAGTATATTGATAAAATTGATAAAGCAGGATGTTATGATCTTAAGGTAGTTGAGAATTTTAATATTGATGATGAAGAGGTAGAGTTTTCCTCCGATGAATGCGAAGATACGTTAACACTTTTAAATAAATATATTGAAGAGTCCGAATTCGATTTAGATAAAGAAGTAGTGAAAGACATTATGAAGGACGTTTACAGGGAGGCTTGTGAGTTCGAGTAATGTTTATCCTTACTATTAAAGGACAGGAAGAAGAAGGTGCTTATGCTGTCGCTGATCAAGATGGTGAGAGAGCATTGTATATGTTTGAAGAAGAGGATGATGCAGAAAGATATGCTGGATTATTGGAAGCAGAAGATTACCCACCTATGACTGTAGTAGAAGTTGAAGATCAGCTTGCAATAAAGACCTGTAACGTGTATAATTACCGATATGTCATCATTAGTGAAGATGATTTTGTGATCCCTCCGAGAGAGAATGATTTTATTCAAAAAAATAAGATGGCGTAATTTTCTCTCTACAGGGAATCAATTTACCGAAATAGATCTTATAGGTGCATCTACTAATTTAATTATTGGAACTAATGGTGCTGGTAAGAGTACTATTCTTGATGCTCTTACATTTGCATTGTTTAATAAACCATTTCGTAAGATAACAAAGGGTCAGTTAGTTAATACAATTAATGAGAAAGAATGTATAGTTGAAATAGAATTTTCTGTTGGTAAGACAGAATGGAAGATAGTAAGAGGTATTAAACCTAATGTATTTGAAATTTATAAAGATGATAAAATATTAGATCAAAAATCTGCAGCAAATGATCAGCAGAAGTGGTTGGAAGAACAAGTATTAAAGTTAAACTATAAGTCATTTACACAGATTGTAGTATTAGGTAGTGCATCATTTGTTCCTTTTATGCAATTGTCTGCACCCAATCGTAGAGAAGTTATTGAAGATCTTTTAGATATTAAGATATTCTCTGTTATGGGATTGATGCTTAGAGAAAGAATTAGAGGATCTAATGAAAGATTGCGAGAACTTTCTATCAGAAATAATCTTGTAGAAGAGAAGATTGATATGCAGAAAAGTTTTATTGAAGAAATAGAAGCAACTGGAAAGAAAGATATAAGTGAAAAGAAAAAGAAACTAAAAGAAATCAATGGAGAGATTAATGCATATGAAGGGGAGTTACAAGAGATGAGTGATGAGTTAAATGTACTCAATAAAGATGTAGAAATGTTTTCAGGTAGTAACAAAAAGTTAAGAAAATTGGGTAACTTAAGAGGCAAATTATCTCAAAAGGTATTAACCATTACTGAAGAGCATAAGTTTTTCACAGATAATACGGTTTGTCCTACTTGTACTCAATCTATCGAGGAATCATTTCGTATAGATAAGATTAATGATGCTAAATCTAAAGCCAAAGAACTTGAACAAGGTTACAAGGAATTAGAGGAAGCCATCAGACTTGAAGAGGAAAGAGAAAACCAATTCAAGGAGTTTACCTCGGAGGCATCCAAACTAACGCATGAAATTTCTAAAACAACAACAAGGATTTCTGGACTTGAAAATCAAACCAGAGACATTGAACAAGAAATTCAAAGAATTAGAGAACAAAGAGAAAGTAGAACTACTGAAAGACATGCGTTAGATAAACTAATAGGGGAACTAGAAGCACTCCAGAAAGATCAATCCAAGGAAAATGAAAACAACATATACAATGATTTTGCTTATTCCTTGATGAAGGATGGTGGTGTCAAGTCTAAAATAATCAAAAGGTATTTGCCTTTAATGAATCAGCAGGTCAATAAGTATCTGCAGTTGATGGATTTCTATATCAATTTTTCTTTAGATGAGGAGTTTAAGGAAACTGTAAAATCCCCAGTACATGATAAGTTTGTTTATGAATCATTCTCTGAAGGAGAGAAGATGAGGATTGACCTTGCACTTCTTTTTACATGGAGAGAAATTGCAAGAATGAAGAACTCTGCAAATACTAATCTATTGATTCTTGATGAGATCTTTGATAGTTCTTTAGATGGTTTCGGTACAGAGTACTTTACAAAGATAATTAAATATGTTGTGAGTGATGCAAATGTATTTGTGATCTCTCATAAAACCGATGACATTATTGATCAATTTGATAATGTAATTCGATTTGATAAATTAAAAGGTTTTAGTAAAAAATTATGAAAATTTTAGTAACTGGCCATGAAGGTTTTATTGGCAGTCATGTTTCCGAACATTTAACAAGTCTTGGATACACTGTTGAAGGTTTAAGTTTTCCAGATGACATTGGTAATTTTAAAGGAAATTTTAAAGGAGGTGATTATGGATTAATAATTCACCTTGCTGCATTTGCTAACATTAGAGGTAGTCTTGATAATCCTGATGTGTTCTGGGAAAATAATGTAGAAAAGTCAAAACCATTATTTGAATGGTGTAGACAGACAAATACTCGTATTCTATATGCTAGTTCTTCTGCTGTGCATGAGTGGTGGATTAATCCTTATGCTATTACTAAAAAGGTTAATGAAGTGCAAGCACCACCTAATAGTGTTGGTATGAGATTCTTTAATGTGTGGGCAGAGAAGGATAGTAGATCTGATATGCTCTATAGGATGTTACAGGAAAATACTGCCAAGTATCTTACAAGACATAGAAGAGATTGGATCCATGTTCATGATGTTGCAAGAGCAATTTGCTTTTTAATGCCAGATAAGTATAGAGGTGTTATTGATGTTGGTACTGGAAAGACCACATCCGTATTGGAGTTGGCAGAAAAAATGGGTAAAGGTCATCTTCCTATTAAAGAAGATACACCAGGAGAGAGGGATGAAACTTGTGCTGACACAACAGAGTTGACAAAATTGGGATGGCATCCTACAATCAATATACTTGACTTTGCTAGCCCATGACAATAAAGACTCATACAATAGAAAAAAAGAATCCTAAGCACTCTCAGGAGTGGAGTTGGGATGAAACTCCAGAAGTTGTAGAAGCTATTAAACAGTTACAACAATCTTCAGAAGCATTAAAAGTACTTAGTAAATGGTAGGAATTATTGGAAATGGATTTGTAGGTAATGCTGTATATCAAAACCTACGAGATAGAGTAAAATGTAAAGTATATGATGTAGATCAAAATAGATCATTCAATACTTTAGAGGAGGTTCTTAGCCAAGATTTTATTTTTGTATGTCTTCCTACTCCTATGAAGGAAGGTGGTGAATGTGATCTTTCTATACTTGATAAATTTTTTGAGGGATTGTTTTGGGATAATCCTGATATAGAAGGTACATTTATAATTAAGTCAACAGTTCCTGTTGGTACAACTAGAAGATATTCAGAAAAATATAATGTTATTCATAATCCAGAATTTCTTACTGCAAGGAATGCTGTAGAGGATTTTAAAAATTCTGAAAGAAATATAGTTGGTGGTGATAGAGGATTATGTGAAAAGTTTATCGAATTCTTTGAAGTTCTCTTTCCTGATGTACCAAGTGTTATTGTTACTTCAGATGAGAGTGAAGCAATCAAGTATTTCTCAAATACATTTCTTGCTTATAAGGTAGCATACTTCAATAAGATATATGATTTTTGTGAAGCAACTGGAATGAACTATAAGAATGTTTGTTATGGAGTAACTGCTGATAGTAGGATTGGGAAATCTCATACAAAAGTTCCTGGTATAGATAATGATAGGGGATTTGGTGGAACTTGTTTTCCAAAGGACATCAATTCCTTAATTGTCCAGATGGAATCTAATGGTGTAAATGCTGATATGCTCAAAGAAGTGTGGAAGTATAACCAAGAAATTAGATCTGTGATAGACTGGGTTGTAACTAAAAAGACCAATGAACACACCTAATTGGCAGCATCACTCCAAGAAGGAGGCCAAACGAAAACTTAAACCACAGGCCCTGCGTTCTGCAAGAGAAAGACGTAGACAGTTAATAAAGTGTCTACAGAAGCGTCCTAATGGACGCTTTTTTAGTATAATAGGTATATCAAAAACAAATGACAGATGACATTACAACACGAAATTAAATCACAACTTGCAAAACTTCTTGCTACTGAAGACCTTATAGTAGAACATAAGCAGTGTGAAACTGCAGAGTTTAATGTGGGTACTCGTGTATTGACATTACCATTATGGGATAGAGCAAGTAATACTGTATATGATATGTTGGTTGGACATGAAGTAGGACACGCATTATTCACACCAGACAGAAATTGGTTCCTAGAAGTTCAGATACCACCACAGTTTGTGAATATTGTAGAGGATGTTAGAATAGAGAAATTAATGAAACGCAAGTATGCAGGTCTTGCAAAATCTTTCTACCACGGTTATGAGGAACTAAATGATGATGATTTCTTTAACATTGCTGATGAAGATCTTGAGTCTCTTAATCTTGCTGATAGGGTCAATCTACATTTCAAGATTGGTAACTTCGTTGATATACCTTTTTCAGATGCTGAGAAGGAGATTGTCAAGGTAGTAGATTCATGTGAGACTTTTGATGAGGTTCTTAATGCATCTAAAGTACTTTATGATTACTGCACAAAGGCAAATCAGGAAGCAACAGAGCAAGTATCTCAAGATGGAGATGATGGCCAAGAAGATGATGATTTAGACCTTTCACCACAAAGTGGTCAAGACTCTGAAGATTCTGATGAGAACAATGATGAAGAAAAATATGAAGATTCAAATCAACCAGTAAACAAAGGTAAACCAGAAGAGTCAGATACAGACCAACTACCACAAAAGCAGCCAGGCAAGAAGAACAGTAACTTAGATCTTAAGACTGTAGAAGCATTAGAAGATGCACTTAAGGATCTTACTAATACTAATCAGACTCGTGAGACTGCTTACTTTGAGTTGCCTAAGTTAAGATTAGATAGAGTGATTGTTTCAAATAAAGAGATACATGAACTTTGCGAATCAGAGTGGTCAGAAAATTCTGATTCATATAAAGAAAGATTAGAAAGGTATGGTATTGATTCAAGTTATCTTCAAGCAAACAGATTTGAGTACGCAGATTCCGAGTATGTTAAATTCAAACGCAATGCACAAAAAGAAGTCAATTATCTGGTCAAAGAGTTTGAGTGTCGCAAGGCAGC